TCGTAGTCTTTACCCTCTTGCAAAGTTGTTTGTGTATTCATAGTTTTTAGTTTTTGGTTAGGCAATATTAGTAAATATATTTTACATATACAAATTTAATTTAAATCAGCGTTATCAAAGTCCCTTACAATTTCGATTGGAACTCTATATAGTATTTCTGTCTTGGTATCTATCCATAGTTCAAACTCTATCCCATCTCCTATGTCATACCATTCTAATCTCTCAATAATTTCTTTAGTTATCTTCATCTTTAATTTCTTTTAATGTTTCTCTTAATAGGTTTACAACAAATCCTATTTCTGTTAATTCATCACTTCCTATTCTATCTGACCACTCTCTCATATCTGTAAGGCAGTTGATTGCTATTTTTATCTTTCCGTTTGTATCGACACTTTTATTAATTAATCTTTCCATAGTTTTATTCTTTAATTGTTAATTTTTTTAAATTCCTTGACTTTTTAAAATATTTCTTGTAACTTCGCCTTTCTATGTAATAATAGTTCGATTACATAATCCTCTTTTAAATTTTTAAATAATCTCTCTATTAGAATAATGACATCAATGGAGTATGATTACAAATTATGATGTCTGAGATTGATGTCGTTTTCGCAATTATGATTGCTACTTACTGGAGAATTACAAGTTGTTCGGCAAAGGTTACAATAGAATTGTATCAAGCCCATATTATATCCTATTGTTAATTATTATTATTCGGTTTCAAAGATTTTAATTCATCGAATGTTAAGTATTTCTCTGACCACTCTACAATATGGTAATCTAATTCCTCAACTTCATCGTGTGTTAATTTAGCCTTATTAGAGTATAATTCGTGTAGTGAACTCCATAGACTAGATATTTCTTCAATAAGTATATCTTCTCTCTCTTGTGTTGAAACTTCTTCATTCTCTAATTCTATAATATCTCTCATAATATTTTGAGATAATTCATAGTCAGTAACCTTTACAAGTCTTGGAGTAAAACCAGTGTACTTGTGTTTCAAAATTAATTTAGTTTCCATAATATTAGTTGTTTAGTTTAACATTGTTTTTAAATTATACTCTATTGGTAATTATAGTATATATCATTAAATTCTAACTTTAATATTCTACCTGACCTTGTATTAAATCCGTAGTTATGTGTATACATACTTGATATAGGTTTATCTTCTACCATGAAGAAAAATACTTCTTCTGTTGTTATATCGTGTCCTTTAGCTACTTCGTTACAAGCGTACTCCATAGCTTCCATATTGTGTACTACCTTTCCATAGGTTTCAAGAAGATAGTTTTCCATTTGTTTTGCTTTCATAATTTTATAAGGTTAATTTTTTCATGTCTTTAGTTTTATAGTCCGTATATATCTGTAAATTCAAGGGAATCATCGTTAGTTTGTACCACGAATATATCCTCTCCATTGTATTGCACTACACAATGTGTTGGTGCGTCTTCTTCATCATCATCTTCATATACACTCATACTTTCATCATGATACTTGTACATTGAGATTTCTACTCCATAAGTTGTATATAGTGTTAATATATCGCCCTCTAACAAGTTGTCGTATTGCTCTCTTGTAATTTTTTCCATTACGCTGAATAGTTTTTCTTCGTTTATTTCCATAGTTTTAGTCTTTTAATAGGTTGTCTGTATTGTTTAGTTCCTCCATTTGTTTTATAGCGTGGAGTAATCGCCAATGCTCATCTGTTGTACCATTGTTATCAATGTAGTTGATAATCTCTTGAACAGATGATAGTGAATTGATGTCTGCGTTCCAATTCGTGTTAAGGTTTAAAGGCGTTCGAATCATTTTAGATTGTAGATAGCCTATTGTTGTGTAACTTCTCATAGTTTCTAATTTTTTTCGTTAATTACTTCAATTACTACATCATCATAGCCCTCATCTTCCCATTCTTTTTTATGTACTTGGGCATCTAATAAGTTATCAAATTGATTAGGTATACCACCTATCCAAACGATGTATTTTGATTGTTTGTTAGTTGTTTCCATAGTTTTTACTCTTTAATTAATTGTTCATCATTCATATCTAATATTTCTTCAAGGTAGTCGCCTATCTTGTGCATACATTCTTGTACGCCAGACTTGACTGCTCTTTCCATAGCTCCGTCAGTATAGGCATCTATGCCGTTATCTGATTCTTTTAGCCACTTGGCTAGTACTCTTAGTTGTTTCTCTTGTTTAAACATAGTTTCTAGTTTTTAGGTTATCTTATAGGTTTATAAATTCGATTCCGTAATTAGTGGTGTGTAACCAATGACAATCTTTTATACGAGGAATATCCTCTCTCTCTTTTTGTATGGTATATAACCAATCTTCCCAATCTCCGTCATGATGCTTATCAATATACTCTTGTGTCGGTACATTTTCTAATACGACTACATCTGCATTTGAATAGTCTAATAATACGATTCTGTCTGTTGATTTTTCGTTTGATTTCATAGTTTCTATTTTTTAACTTATTGATATATAATTACAGAATATTTCATTCTTTAGTTCTTCCCTCATATCATCATCAGGAATATCTACTCCGTCAAGTTGGTCTGCAATGGATTCTAAAGCCCCATTACAAGCACTATCTAATACTTGACTGATATTAACTTCATCTATTAGTTGTGAGAATAAGTCATCTCTTTCTTCTTGTGTCATAGTTTCTATTTTTTAAGGTTAAGGTTATAGTAGTTTGCTACATAGTTGATGTGCTTTTGTGTGGTAACTGACCAACGACCATTTGCTTTAAATGGATTCTTGTTTTGTATTAAATCTTTACCATTGATGTAAGCAACTATTACATCATAACTATAAATATTGTTTCCTACTTGTGTTAAGTTCTGTCTGTACTTTTCAAATTTTGTTGTCATAGTTTCTAATTGTTTAGGTTAATGTTTATCAATATAAAGGTTGTGGAATACTCTTTTGTAGTATTCGTATCTTCTTAATATGTCGCATATACTCCAAGCATGGTGTTAATTCTTTAACCAAGCTATCCCAGTCCTCATCTTTTTCATATATCCAATAATCAAAAGCACCTGATGAGCCTTGTGCTTGACATAGCATACTATCGTTGTAGTCATATCCACCATAGGTATTGTATATATTCCATATTTCTCTATACATTTTTTGTGCTAATTTCTCGTTTGATTTCATAGTTTCTAATTGTTTAGGTTAAGGGGGGCAAGCCCCCCATTTTTTTATTTATTCTTTCCAGTCGGGGTGATTACAATCCCAAGTGTGAGATGATACATTCCACTTCTCAATTAAATTATCTGTCGTTCTTGGCTCGATAATATCTTGTATCTCTGATATTAGTTCTGTCATCTCATCACTTCTATCAGCTAATGATAATTCAAGGGCAGTAATTATAACTGCGTAGTGTTTCTTTGTTAATCGTTTTTTGTTCATAGTTTCTAATTGTTTAATTGATTGATGTTGCAAATATTAGAATACTTTTTTACATACACAAATAAAATGTAAAGTTTTTTTACATATTAATATTGAAGATTATATCTAATCCCAACAACAGCAAGGGATTGAGAGGGTAAAATTTTTTTTAGGTTGGTTGTATATTTTGTGGTTTGGTGTGTTTGGTGGGGAGGTTATGCCCTATCTCTCTACTGCTTTCTCTATAATAGTAACTGCGATACACTCCATTTAAGATATGTTAGGGACGATGTAAGACAAAGTTTCGGCATCTTATTATATATATGTAGGATAGTTAGAGATAGTTAGTGTGTCAAGTCAAAAATAGAAAACGACATTTGGATTTGAACATTTGGTTTTAGTTTGGGGTACACCCTTTTGACTTTTTGGTTTCGGTGTCGCTGTGTCAAGTCCTATATACATATATAACCCCCACCTTCTTTACATCTCAAAAAAATTTATTACCTTGCAAAAAAAATACACTATGCCTAGATCAGTCAGAAAGACAAAAAGTGTTCGTGCCCCTCAGGGTTTTCATTGGATGCGTAAAGGTGTCAACCGATATAAGTTGATGCGACACAGTGGTCCTTTTGTACCACATGCTGGAGCGAGTCTTACAGCTAAGTTTGAAATACAAGAAAAGCACAGGAATGCCTAGAGCTGTAAAAAGAGACCCAAAAGTTGGTACTGGTAAAAAACCAAAGGGTTCTGGTAGACGACTGTACACTGACGAGAATCCTAAAGACACTGTTGGAATAAAGTTTGCAACCCCTGCAGACGCTAGAGCAACTGTAGCTAAAGTAAAACGCATTAGTAAACCATACGCTAGAAAAATACAGATATTAACTGTAGGTGAGCAGCGTGCTAAAGTTATGGGTAAGAGTGAAGTTGCTGCTATATTTAAACGTGGTAAAGAATCTATAAGAAGAAATAGAAATGCCTAAGGCTTTAAAGAAAAAGTTATACAAAAGAGCAAAGAAGAAGTTCCCTAAAGACAAGAAACTTCAGGACAGGTATGTATATGGAACTTTAAATAAAATTAAAAAATAATGTTTGGAAGTATTTACAGTATGATATACAACGTATTTTGGATTAGTGATAATTTATGTGTTGTTGTTTGTCAAGATACTTTTGGTAACGTAATTAGTATATCATCTAGCGATGAGTATTAAGGATACAAAAACAAAGCAGTTAGGTATGAATCCTGGCACTGCTTCAAATAGGTTAAAAAAGAATTTACTATTTGATTTTGCAAAGAGATTAGATATGCACTGGTGTTATCAGTGTGCTACAGAGATAGAAGATTGTGATGATTTTACTATAGAACACAAAACCCCTTGGCTTCATTCGGAAGATCCTAGGGGTTTGTTTTTTGATATTGACAACATTGCTTTCTCTCACAAGAGCTGCAATTATAAAGCAGCTAGAAATAGGCAGGCTAAACCTTGCCCTTCATCTACAGCTTATAGAAATGGCTGCCGATGTGAAGGATGTGTAAAACTTCAAAGTGAAACTAGAAAAAGATGGGGTAAGAAGAATTAAGCTTCTGTACCAAACACCATAAACTCAACTACAGTTCCACTAGTTACAGCGTAAGCTTTTAAATCTATAGAGTTGTTAGCTGGTAAAAAAGCAAACTCACCACCTCTTAGAAGAAGAAGAATTGGATTACCAGATGTGGTAGCATCATAAACTATTACGTGATCTGTAGTAGTACTATCTGTATTTTTTATGTATATATAAGCAGGAGCTGTAAAGTCTGCTGCTGTGTGTATTGTAACCTGACCAGATGCTGTACCTTTAGCTGTAGATGTTATTGCTTTACGAGCTAAACCTGTAGTTGCTGTTGCAGATATAGATTTGTTTAAGCTTAGGCTTAAAGACTGAGATGTTAAGTCTGAGCTTGATATTGTTAATTTTGTTGTTACTGTTGCCATTTTATTTTAAATTATGTGTGTTTGCAAATATATAAAATTATTTTCATTTAACTTACTTTTATAATACCTCTATCGCTATATAGTAAACCACTTGTTCTAGGAGCTGAGGTTGGAAGATTGCTGCAATCTAATTCTGTTGCAATTTCATTACTAGCAATATATCTTCTAAGCTCGTCAATATCTTCTTTTAATAATTGTATTTGATATATAAGAGCAGCCTCTCCTTCAAAATCTTCAAGCTCTGTGTGTTTATTATTATCATATTTAGCTTTTAAGTTGGCTAAATCACTCCCTGTTTTGTTGTGGATTGTACCCACTTTTCTTGATGCTAATGCCATATTATATTTTTGCTATAGTTAATTTTCCTCCGTATACTTCTTCACCAGATGCTTGTGCTAACTCTATTAATATATAATTAGTAGCATCAGAGTTTACGTCAGTTATATTTATTTGTGTTCCAATATTACCAGTTCCTTTACTTGTAACTGTTTTGCTATTAACATCAGCTTCATAAACAGTAACAGCAGATGTTCCGCTACCATAAATATCTACATGTGTAGCTTTAAATCCAGGAGGTATATCTACAGATGCAAAAAGCTTTGCTGTACCATGAGACTCTAACCATCTATCACTACCAGTGTCATCTATCATTGCAGGTCTACCAGCATCATCTGGCACAAAGTCACTTGGTAGTATTTTTACATATGTTATACCAGGTAAAACATTACCAGTTACATCTAAATCTTGAGATATAGTTACTTTATCATCCTCAACTGTGACAACAGTTACTTCTCCGCCACCACCTGCTGATGATGTATTAGCTCTAATTTGAACTGTACCGTTTGCAGCTCTATTAGATAATATTACTACATCGCTATTAGCAGCTAACATAATTCTATTTGTGCCACCAGCATCAAGATATTGTATAGAAGATGCTCCGCTACCTCCAGCATTATCAGCTTCAAGAATAAAATCTGATCCAGAGTTTAACTCTAAGTTGGAGTTACTACCATCAATATTTATAGTTCCTCCCGCCATGTTTACTATTCCGTCCTCTTGAACAGAAAAAACTACTGAATTTGCATTATTTAGTATTTTAAACTTCTGATTAATTTCATCATTATCAGAGTCAAGCTTTACTACTACCTCTCCATCGGAGACTATAGTTACATCTGCGTCAGTAGCCCCTGTTATTCCTTGTGCATTAGTAGCTAGTGTTGCAGTAGCTGCATTACCACTTGTGTTTTGATTACCTGAAGCATTGACTCCTGGTAAATTTATACTAGATGTGCCGTCAAAACTTACGCCTCCAATGTTAACTGCATTTTCTAAAGCAGTTGCAGTAGCTGCATTTCCTGTGGTGTCTTCATTACCTGTTAGATTTACGCCAGGTAAATTTATATTTGCAGTACCATTAAAACTAACACCCCCTATAGTTCTTGCTGTTTCTAGTGCTGTAGCTGTGGCTGCATTACCTGTAGTGTTTTGATTTAATGTGGGTACATTGTTAGCGTGAATAGTTCCTGCACCATCTGAAGTTAAATCTACAGGTATAGAATCTACAACTAAATCTATTGTACCATCACTATCCTCGTATGTAGCAGATATTCTAGTCTCTGTGTTAGAGGTAAACATAGCACCTACTATATCTTGAACCTCTTCTGTAGTAAGTTGTGTATTTGTATCTGTAGAAACAAGGTCTATTGTACCATCAGCATCTTGATAAGTAGCTGTAATGTTGGTTTCAGTATTACTGCTAAACATGGCCCCAACAATATCTTGAACTTGTTCTGTAGTTAGCGTGGCTCCACTAGAGCTAAGTTCAACTTCTGAAACCTCGTTACTTTTGAAGTATAGCTTTCCGTCTGCAGATTTAATATATACTACACCACCATCTCCATCTACTGGAGTTCCTGGTACTGAAGATGATTCTTTTATCTTTACAGAGTCAGCTTTAATATCCCCGTAAAAATCAAAAAGGCTACGTTGTAGTAGCCCTTTCTTAAAAATTTTCATCACTCTTCGACCATAGTCGGTGACTACCTCACCTATACCATTTTTCTTTGGTGATTTCATTTAAATTTTATTTTATGGTTGACCGATACTATCTAGGAATACCCATTCTATCCATGTAGGCAATAGTTTCCTTGTATTCTTTACTATTTTTATCTAAACTATTTAAATAATCAGTAACTAAATCAGTTCTATTTGCATTAATAGTTTTCTTTTTAGATACTTTTTTCTTTTTCTTTGGATCAGTATCAGTAACTTTACCACCATTTTGTGCTTTCTTCATCTTAGCACCGTACATAGCTTTCTTCATAGCACCACCATACATCATTTTATCTTCAACTTTACCACCATCCTTCATGTAACCCATTTTGTTACGAACTTTTTTTGGTAATTTACCTAAGCCTTTATTATCTGATGGCACTTCTTTTAGTTTGCCACCCATTTCAGCTTTTTTCATTTTAGCACCATACATTGCTTCTTTTATTTTAGCACCATGTGCTCCTTTTTTTATTGCTTTCATTTTTTTTGTTTTTACGGGTGCAATCATTATAGCCAATGCACTACCATTTTTGGCTTTAGGTTTAAGTCTACTGTTTCTTTCTTCCCCAGTTTTAGGATTAATAGTTTTAAAAGTTTCTGCTCCACTCTCTATAGCTTTACGTTTAGCTTCTTGATTTTGGTCAACTCTATCTTGATATAATTTTCTTTGTTCATTATAGCTAGCTTTACCTTTTATACCACCTCTAGTAACTGTTGTCAAGTCTGTAGCAATATTTGAAGATTTTGGTCTTTGATTTTGCGGTGGTCGTTGTTTTAATCTTTCTTCCTCAGCTTTTCTTGATTGCTCTTTAAGCATAGCCTCATTCTCTCTATTTTTTTGGAAAAACGCTTCTCTTGCAGCTCTACTAGCTTGTCTATTAGCTTCATTTTTAGCTAATTTTTCTTGTGTTTCAGCTTCGTAAACATCTTTAGCTGTTGATCTAGCAGTTCTTCTAGCTTCTCTTCTAGATAGACCGCTTTTTTTAAAACGCTTCTTAAGGTCTTTTTCTGTTTCTTTTATTTTTTTTCTAATTGATCTTGCCATTTTTATATTTCTTCTGTCCCTTCTAGGACGTTATAAAATTTATTAATCAACCTATGTGTTTTACTTGTTACACGATATTGGTTCGGTTGATTTGAGTTCCAAGCTCGTTTTTCAAAAACAAATATATAATCTCTTTTTACTAATTCAGGAAAAAATCTGTCCATAAAACTTTTGCTAACATACATATTTTCCCTTACAAATCTTTTAGTAAATGATTTTTTTTCATCATTTATAAAAAGAAGGAACCTTATTTGATTATCCGTAAGGTCGTACTTTCTTTGAAAGGAGTACAAGGTATCACTGAGATACTTCAGGTAATTCCTCATTGTCTTAGATTAAATTAGGTCAAAGATAATAATTTTATTATAATTAAAAAATTATCATTACATTTGCGTATAAAATAAAAATTTAAAATAAAATATTATGGCTTTAACAGGAGGTAAGTTCCAAGAAGCAAGTATGGGTCAATATGGATCGTCATATTTAAATGGAGATGGTAAAAAATTAGATTTATCAGCAAGTACTACAACAAAGTATATATGTGCAATTACATTTTTAGATGATACTACTTTTCAAACTTTAGAAAATGCTAATGGTGCTCACTTACAAAACGCTTGTATAAGCACTGTAGATGAAGAAAGAGAAATAGGAGCTCCATTTGGTGGGGCGGTAACAGGAGAAACTGACACTGCAGAAGGTATGCAAATAACAACGTCTCATGTTTTTCCAAAAGGAGTTACAATATTTGGTAACTGGGATAAAGTTGAATTAAATAGTGGTAGCTGTATATTATATTTAGCTCCAACAGGAAGACACGTTGAGTCTTAGTATATGCTTAGTCTTGGAAGTAACATATCAGCTACTCAAGCAGTAGAGTCTAAGTATAGTGCTAGCTTTGATGGAACTGGTGATTTTATTGATCTAGGTAATTCAGACGATATAATATCAACTTCTCAAGCTAACGTTACCTTAATGTGTTGGGTAAAACCAGAAGAAGAAGCTAGTAATCAATATATATTTACCAACAAAAGAACTAATAGCTCTTCTAATTTTTCATTAAGAATATACAGCGATAGTGGTATTAAATTTAATGCACTCATATATACTGGAACTGGTTTAAGCACAACACTATACTCCACTACTACGGTTACTGCTGGCACGTGGTATCATGTTGCTGTAACAGCTAAAGCTAATGAGCAAAAAATATATATAAATGGACAACTAGAACATACTTTGACTTTAGCTTTTGGTATGTCACCTTCTGCTACAGATGAGTGTACTATTGGCTCTTTTGGCTCTGGAAATGAGTATGAAGGTTTAATTTCAGAGCTTGCAATATTTAATGCTTGTCTTACTGGTAATGCTGTGTTAGCAGCTTACAACTCTGGATTTGATTTAAAAACAAATGTAGGTGATTATACTAACTCATCAGATATAACTCATTACTATAAAATGGGTGATGGTTTTTTTGATGATAAAGCAAATGGTATAATTCACGATCAAGATAATCCTGGGTTTGGTAATGATTTAATTACTAACGGTGATTTTTCAAATGGTCTTACAGGTTTTGACTCTAATAATGTAACTATAGTAAATGGAGCTGCTAAAATAGACAATACAGGTGATGGTGCTATTGCTTTTGTTTCGACAGATTCTGCTGTTGGAACAGTTGGTGATGTTTATAAGTTAATATACGATGTGACAATTACTAACGGAAAAACATTAACAATTGAAGGCGATACTAATAATGATTTAGAAACAGATACAGTTGGTGTAAATAGGGTTAAGTATTTTGTTTTTAATAAAAGCACTGGCAAACTTGTTGTTAAAAGAAAAACTAGTGGAACTAATGTAACTATAGATAATCTCCGTCTTTTTAAATTAAATGGCAACCCAGGCATAACATCTGGTGGTGTCACATTCTCATCTAGTACTCCTTAAATTATGGTTACATACGTTATAATAGATACTACAGAAATTACAGATGAAAACTCTGTTATAGATTTTTCTAAGCTTATGAATAGAAATGGTGCTATGTTAAGATACAGTATTGATAGATCTAAAGCTTTAGTAAAATATAGTGGTGAGCAGCCATCTTTTTTAAGTGGTAAAACAACATACACTCATGACGAGATAAAGGTTGAAATGGCTAAGTCAGAGTGGCGTGTAAATACAGAAGAATAAAATGGAAATATTTAAGAACGATAACGCTTGGAATGAAAAGGCTATAGTTGGATTTATAGCTTTTGCAATAATGTG